AACGGCAGTTAATTTGTTAATAGCATCGTCAACACTTTCAAAGTGAGATGCCAAAGACTTATCTCTATCCCAAGTAATTTCTTCTTCTTTCCCAAATTGATTTAGTAATGAAGACTTTCCACTTCCACTTGAGCCAACTATTACACCAAGATTATATTCTTTAGGTAATGGTGGTATTTGAGGTATTTGAAATTCAGAATAACCATCAAAAGTATAATCAAAGTTTTTAAATATACTTTGGTCTATTTCTGACATTTTAATTTGAGTTTTTAAAATGTTGTTAGTCAATTGTAATCTCCTTTGAAACTACAAAAGGCATTTTAAAAAGTGCTACATCGAGGTAGCTAAAATTTCTCTTAAGAGGTTAAAATTAAAATGGGATGGTCTCGTCCTGCAACCTTCCCTTCTCATTATCGTAAATAACATTACCAGCAAACCCAGTCTCTCCAGTAAATCGGTTCTTAAGAATAAATACTTTTCTCTCGTTACCATCTGAATTATCAGGATCCACTTGTAAGGTTATACAAATATCGGATAATTGAGCTACGGCATGTGAGCCTCTCAATTGCCCAAGTCTTACCTTCGCCCCATCTTCGTGACCTCGGTCTCCCTCTGGTCTTCTCAAATGAGAAACAATGATAAGTCCTATCTCTAGTTCTTGAACTAGAGTTCTTAATTTAGTCATTGCCATATCGATGAGTTTTCGTTCATCGTTAGTTGCCAAGCCTGACACTAATATGCTCAAGTGATCTAAAATTATAAACTTAACATCTAGAGCTTTCGCCATAAATGTAATGCGACTACAAATTAAATCTACATCCGTAGAGCCAAAGTGATCGTATAAATAAACTTGTTGGTCTTCCTCAAACACTTCATCAAATGCCTTATAGATTTCATCGTCATTACTTAGGTTTCTATCAACACAAATGTTTTTATTTAAGTGAATACCAAGTAAGCCAAGAATGGTTCGCTTATTGCTCTCCTCTAACATAATCATCCCAATCTTTTGTTTCACAACATGATGTAAATGATATGCTATTTCACGAACCATCGTTGACTTACCGATCCCAGACCCAGCCGTAATACATACCAACTCACCTAATCTAAGACCTTTAGTCACTTCGTTTAGTCTTTGATATGGGTAAGCAATGGATGAGGCAGTTTCATCCAATGTAATACAGGATCTAAGATCATTAGCTGCCACTATTCCGTCAGGTCTAAATTCCTTAGCTTGGAAGATAGCATTAATAACTTCATCGGCTTTGCCTTTGAGTAAGCACTCATTGGCATCCTTTAAAGGTAACCTTGCTATCTTCGTTTTACCAACTGGTAATAACTCGGCAACTTCTTGCGAGGCTTTTTGACCTTGCTCATCCATATCGAACATCAAAATTACTTCGTCAAAATTATTAACGTAATCCCAATTGTTTTGTATAGCTCTTTTAGCTGCTCCACATCCATTCGGAAGTGAAACAGTTGCCCATTTATGACCTTGAATTTGAGAGACAGACATTGCATCTATCTCACCCTCGGTAATAACTAATTTTTTTCCTTTATTCCAAAGATGTTGCCCAAAGAGTTGCATCTTTGTTGCGTTCCCAGCAATAGTAAATTTCTTATCTTGAGTTCTAACTTTATAAGCAATTACAACTCCAGTCTTATCTCGGTACGCAGCTAACTCATGTCCGTTGGATGTCGTTAAATAGCCAAACTTTCTACAAGTCTCTTCACTTAAATTTCTATGTCTAAGTGCCTTGACTTGCCCTTTCGGCAATATCGTTTTTTTGAAGGTTTTATCTTGTTTCGATAAATCCGAGAGTTTAACTTTCTCGCCATTGGATTTCTTTGGGTTGGTATAGCTTTCGCAGGAGTAGCAGTACGAATGACCATCATCATATACTCCATTAGCATCTCTTGAACCACAATTTGCACAAGGTTCATGCTTTATAAATTTTGAATTATTATGTTCTTCCATACTGCTCTCCGATTTTATTTATTAAACACTTGAGTAATAACGAATGTATCTAACTCCAGTATTGTCGTTTTTATATTCTTTACGAATACCTAATCCTTGTTTAATGAGATCAGACATTACTTTAGGCAAGTCCATAACTCTATATAAACTTAGAGCTTCCAATCCACTAATCGAACCGACTTTTTTAATATGGTCAGCTATCAATTTCTTTTGAGTTGGTTTTTTCGTCTTGGTAATGCTCATATGATTTTTTCCTTCCCTCTAGAAGCCATCCCTCAGGAATGACTTTATTGGCATACTTAAATCCATGCTTATCGCAATACATTGCGTAAGTGGTTTTAGAGCCTTTGTAGAGTTTTGAGTTTTGATTAGAGAAGACAAATCGGATATCGATGTCAGGGAATTGAGCTTTAATTAATAGATGCTTATGTCTATCATCCGTTAACCATCTCCCTTTTGTCTCCACATAAAAATAGCCACCTCTTTTAGGTAGCTTGAAATCAGGGGTATACTTGGCAATTCGTGCTGGTTGGGTATAGGTTATTTTCTCTTTTTCATAAATAACATCCAACCCAGCCTCTTTTATTTGTTTAGCAATCTTATCTTCTAAGCCACTTCGATAACCTCTAGAAATTATACTTCGCTTGATCGGTATCACTATTTGATGCGTCTTCAGCTTCAAGTACAATATCAGGGGTATCGGCTCTATAACCTTCTTCCTCGCCAAAGGAAATACCATCGCTTCCTTCATCACCACTTACTGGATCAATGATTTGAACTTTAGTAAGATGAAGTGAAACTCCAATATTTCCACCAGTAGAATAAGGGGATATATAACCTGCTAATTTTAAAGTTGAGCCACCCCATATTTTAGGGATATCACCACTAATGATTTGTCCAGTAGCATCACAAAACTTTGGTTCATACTTGGACTTGGTCATAATAATTGCATGACCAGTTTCTTCATCTGTCTTAAATGGCAATCGAACATTCTTAGCTTTTGCTCCAAATTCCTCTTGCACAATTTTATCTACAGTTGACCTAATCTCTTTAGTATGATCATTAGGCATCATAAGATTACACTTATAAACACCATCAGGATCGAATTGAGTATCAGGTGTGTTTAACCAAGGGTATTGAGCTATTCCCTTCGTTGTTATGAATATGGTCTTGTTCTTCGACATATTCAACTTCTCCTTCTTCAGTTAAATGATTTAAGTTTGTATTTTCACCTAGCACTTCTAGTGAAATGCCGAGTTCGTCAGCTTTCGCTAAAAGGTCTAGAGGGATAGGTTGCCTTCGCTTACGCAAAAGTTTTGCCTCTCCCAAAAGACGTTCTCTTGGATGCATTGTTTTTCTCCGATTATTTTAAAAATAAAAAGGGTGAGGTGGAAGAGTAGTAGCTTATCGACTACTCAATTACCTTAGCCAACCACCTCACTAAGTTTACCTAATTAGGCAAAGCAGTAGTCGCTTCGCAATACACCTTTTAAGTCTAGGTTGCCTTTCTCAGGAAGAGTTGGAAATTCTAACTCTTCTGAGTTATCGAGATTTTCTTTAGTTACATCTAAGATAGATTGATATAAATCGAAATTCTCGTACATATCCACAAAAGCCTCTCGCACCACTCGATACATAATTGGAGTATCGGTTGGTGTTGTAGCAAAGCTATCGTGAACGAGGAAAAAGTCTTTAATGTTATTTTCAAGACATTTAAGAACTGTCATTAAGAGATGACTAGCATCCATCGAATGAATAATATTCGGTGCAATTGCTGATTTACTCTTAGATTTCTTGATTAAACTTGAAGGCTTAGTCCTTAAAGTTACTTGCGTTCTAGTGAGGACATTTGCCACACGATCATGCAAGTAAATCTTTATTTTCTTGGTTTGCCAATCATTATATTTATGAAGGACTGGGAAACCAATCGGTGTTTTCCAAACCATAGGTTTAGATTGGTGAGCTGCAATACCAGCCAAAGATTTAAAGAATGCCATACCTTTCGATGCACCTTGGATTACTGAATTAATAGCAGTCCAATTCTTATCGGCAAGGTAATTTGATGCCTTGAAACCTTCGTCTTCACCAAATGGATGTTTTTCAATTTCACCTAGTAAAACTTGATCGGATAAACCACGCATAGTGTCTTCCATTATTTGACTTTTAAAGCCAAACTTTTCAGACGAGTAACCATACGTCATTGTATTTCTTTTCACAATTTTTCTAGTGATGCCGAAATTGAGCCATTGTTCAGCCAATGGGCAATTGTTATCTTTGTCCTTTTGAACATCTAGGACAACTTTATCAGCAACAGATTGATAAATGTCCATAGGTGCTACTGAGGGGGATAAGTTAACTAATCGCCCATCGACCTCACTTCTAGAAGCTGCTGAGTAATGTTGAACTCCACTATTTGAGCCATCTTGGGCAGTAGGTAGACCACATACATAGTCTTCGCCTTCTCGCAGATAACCAACATACTCTATACAAGCTGCTAGAAACTGAAAGGGTTTATCGGCAGTAGACCAAATATCGTAGCTATCCTTAAAGTTAGTTCCAACTTTGACAATTAAGTCTTCGTTTTCAACAACCCAAGTAAGACGATCATTAAAGCTCTTCTTAGAACACTTATCAAAGTCACCTACGTTAGCTAAATGAATAGCTAACCAAGTAGCTCCTTTTTTTCCTAACTTTTTAGTGTTAGCAAAAGTGAACATTGCCTTAACATGATCATCTCTATGATGGCTAAAATGAGGAATAGGATATACTCTTCCACGAAAATCAAAATTATGTGGTAGATAAAATTTATTGTATCCCATTAGCTCATGAGCAGTACCTAAGTCTTGAGACATTACGGCTCTTAAGCCATCAATTTCTCTATTCTTAACTACTACTTTTCGTGCCTCGATAGTCCAACCTTTTTTCTTAGACTTTGACATTTTATCCCAATCGGTAGGTCTCTTTTTCTTGACGATATGTTTTTTTCTAGGAAACTTTCCTAAAATCTTATCGTCTTTCCATGCCCACTCAACAGCCTCTACAATAGCTTTATTTATTGTAAAAGGTGTTCTTTGGATGGCATTCAAAGCATAGATTGCTGGTAAGATACTACGATCTTTAAATCCTTTATCTATCGCTTTTTTATGCTGGGTGTCAGTTGATCTAACCAAGGTAACTTCACTAGATAATGCTGGTTCTAAATAACAACCAGTATCATATGAAGTCCAATCCTTTGGCTCAACAACCATAGGTTGAAACATAGGTTCTTTCCAAGATGCCATAAAGTCTAATTCAGCAAGTTTTTCACTTGCCTCTTCAGTTAGACCTACTCTTTTTACTACTCTATTTTTCTTAGTTTGATCCCAAATATCAAAAGTATCGGAGACCTTAAGAATAGCATTAAAAATAGGAGCAGCTACTTTAACTCTTTTTTCTTGTAGCCATGAAGAAACTTTATAACCTTCTTTCGAGGCAATATTTTTTACTGCCTTTTCCCTGAATGTAACAGATGAATGATCTTTAGAGACTTTCGTTTCTAGTCTTTTAGCTAAGGTTTCATTATATTCCCTTAGACCAATTGACCAATGCTCCATCTCAACTCTTTTACCTATTTTAGCAAGAACATTAGTAACATCCCACTTTAACGCAACGGCATCCATTGAAGTCGTAAGTCCAATATAACTTAGTAAATCAACATCTAAATCTTTTAAATCTTTAAACCAAGACGATTGACTACCAACTAAAGTTCCACTTTTATCTCTTACTACTTTTTCTTTTTCAGAGTTTAAAACTTTAGTTAGTTCTTCACTTACTCTATGCAACACATTAGTTACTAAAGTATGTGGATTTCTTTGCGTTGTAGTTGAAGTTAATTTTTCTTGTCGTTGAAGAAATCGATCTCGACCAGCTGAGATCATGTTCTTCTCCCTAGTTATTTCATCTAGGATATTTGTGTCGAATTGAGACATAATCATTACTCCTTGTTTGAGCCTTTAGGCTTAAGGTGGACATTCGGTAAATTTGGCTTGTATGCTTGAATGTCTCTAGTAATGATTTAAATATAAATTTGCTTTGTAATACTCTTATTTTATTTAAGAAAACTTTAGTTGGTGGAGCATTAATTGGATTTCTGTAAACCCCAGATTGTATCGCATCTGTTGTTCCCTTCTCGTGTCTTGGGTGCATACCCAAGCCTTCTCTTTTTTTAAACATTCTTATCTCCTTGTTAAAATTATTAAAGAGTACCATTACAGTACTCTCGGTTTTATTTAAGATGCAAGTTTATCTACAATATCGAGTAGAACATTCTCATCTTCGTGGACATATTTAGCAGTTGTCGCTTGTGACCTATGTCCAAGTATCTTGCCTATCACAAGGGTGTTTATGCTAAACTCATTAGCTAACCTTGATGCACAAGTGTGTCTAGTTAAGTGGAAGACAAAATTCTTATCACCACCAGCGAATCGATCTCGACCCTCTCTCCATAGGTCATAGAAACTATGGTGGTGGAATACATCTTTTACTCTTCCAAGCCTCTCAAGAGCTTTAAAAGCCGACTGGTTAAGTGGTACTCGTCTACTATCCCCATTCTTACATTTTAGGTTCTCAACAAACTTGCCACACTTTGAAATATAGGCAGTATCACCAACTTGTAAAATCTCACCAAGTCTCATCCCAGTTTGTAAACCAACAGTTAACAAATCTGA